ACATTGAAGTCTGCACCTAAGAAACCAGTTCAAGAAGAACCTGAATTGGTTACCGATGATGATGACGATTTGGCATACTTCAGCAAGTTAGCTGACGAGTAAGATTAGAACCCCGCCTAGTGCGGGGTTTTTTATACCATCCTCAAATTCTTCTTTTGGATATTTTGTAATGTTGGATCATCGGTACGAATAGGTGCCGAACTATCCATAGAGAGTCCAGGTGGTGCCGCACCTTTTGATGCATTGATTGCTTGAGAGTTATCAATACTCACTACTTTAGGTGTTGTGGATTCTTCCATCTTCATTTGATTATTTGTATCTGTTGCCGATTGCATTGCAGTAGCCGGTGCACTTGGTGTTGGTGCCACAGGAGTTGCGGTTGCACCTGTGCTTCCTGTTGGTGCACCGGATGAACTTGACGCTGGAGATTGAGTAGGTGTTGCTGATGCATCAAGTGAAGCTGATTTTGGTGTTGCTGTTGCCGATTGTTGTGCAGAAATGGCATCATTTGCTTCCTGCAACAAAGAATCTGGTGCAAGTTTTTTATTTTTATCTCTGAAAATAAATTTACCTGTTGGTCTTCCAAATGCATTCAATTCAGCATAACGGTCATAGCCTCGTTGAAGCATCCATGTACCAATCAGGTCTTGTTTTTTCTTAACAGCCGCATCATATTCTGCTTTAGCGGCTTGTTGTTCTTCTGATTCTGTACCAGATTCATTCAATGCGTCTTGGCTATCCTGTATTTTCTTTAGTGCTTTTACAGCTTCAGGTCCACCTTCACGCATGGCCTTTTCTTCTTGTGATTCTTCAATTTTGTTTTTCAATAGTTTACCAACAAAAAAAGAAGATGCTAATAATAATGCACCAATTCCTAAAGCCAATGCTTCTGGAGATGCCAATAGTGCAACAAGCCATTCACCAGAGGCAATTAATGTTCTAAACAAAGGTCCTGTTATAAATTCTACAAGACCCTTGAACATATCACCCTTAAAAAATTCTAAAACTTTGTTTAATTTTCCACCAAAAAGTCCATCAACAAACTTAAAAATCTTACTGAAAAAACTTTCACCTCCAGATGTTTCCTCTTGCTTTGTAACAGTAGGAGACTTAAACCCTGTAATGGCTTCAATTAATTCTTTGTGCCACTTATCTCTTTCTTTCTCTTTATCAATAGATAAATTTTTTGTTTCTTCTGCTTGCAGGCGCCTTTCATCCATATTCTGTTTCACCAGATTATAAATCTTAGACATAACATCAGCAAGGCCATCACCTTTTTTCATTTTTGCGGTTGAACCTTCAGAAACCTTTGTAATCAATGGGTTCATAGATTTTTTAACTTCTGATGCTCTTACTCTTGATTTAGAAAAATGTGAAATGTCTTCATCACTGCGGCCAGTAATTTTACCAAGAGCAGAAACACCAAAATTGCCACCCAATGCTCGGCCAATTCTTAATGGATCAAACTTTTCTTTGAATCTGGTGACTTGAGAAGTAAATCTATCCGATATAGCACCTCTAATTGACTCACCAATGTTATCACCTGATGCTAGGTTTCTTCTTATTAATGAGCCAATGCCCACACCTTGCAGACTTTGGGCTCTTTGATACGACATGTTATTTGGCATTTTAGTTACCTATTATTGGTGGTTTCTCTGATGGTGTTTGTTGCGTCAAAGTTTGTGGTTTTTGGTTTGGTGGTGCAACAATATTAGTTTTACTATTATCTATAACAACAGTGCTACTTCCCGAATTGGCTTTCAAATCTTTATTTTCAGCAGAAGATTTATTCAAACTATCTCCAGATGTTGCTTCAGGTTTGAATTCAGATGCAAAACCTGAAATTGATTTACTATATTCTTTTGCACCACCCGTAGCATATCCTGCACTAGCAACTTCTAAGCCAAATTCTGCGGCTGAAGTTGATTCTCTGGCCTTTTTATATCTATCGGAGGAAAGGAATCCAACGTATCTATCAACAAATTCGTCAAAGTTGTCAAATTTTGCGAAATAACTTCTTACTTGAACCCAATGTTTGCCTTCGGCTTCAGTTTTTTCAATTGAACCTTTTCCATACCATTCATCAATTGTAACTTGTCTGCCCTTTTTTGTTATTTTATCATTAGGTCCTAAAACTTTTTCTAATGTTTCACCAGCGGCTTGGGCTCTTTTAATCTGTGCGTCTGTGTATCTTTCTTCGGTTAAAACATAATCACCTTTTTTATCATTTTTACCTGCTTTAATGCCAGCATAGTTAAATGGTGCAGAAACACTTTTGCCACCACCAGATTCGGTTGACCATTGTCCTAAAATAGCTTCAGGTGGAATCTTTCCACCTAATTTTTGTGAAGCTTTTTGTGCATATGGATACATTGTTTTAGAAAATGCTTCTTTAGTGGCAAATATGCCTGTTGCACCAACGGCAACCGCAGTAACAACTTTAGCCGCTGTTGTTGCGGCTGAAGGTGCAGTTGAAGGTGCTGGTGCAGCTTTTGCACTAGGTGCTTCCTTGGCTGGCGCAGGTCTTTCTACTGGTTTCGCTGTCGGTGGTTTTGCTTGCGGCGCAGGAGGTGGCGGAGGTGGCGGAGGTGGCGGAGGTGGCGGAGGTGGCGGAGGTGGCGGAGGTGGCGGAGGTGGCGGAGGTGGCGGAGGTGGTGGCGGAGGTGGTGGCGGAGGTGGCGGAGGTGGTGGCGGCTCTTTCTTCGGTGCAGGTGCAGGAGTAGGTCCTTTTGCAGGTGCGGGTGCTGGAGCCGATGGTTTACCTGGTGCCGGTGGTTTTGTTGGAGCTGGTGCGGGTGCAGGTTTCTCTACTTTTTTGAACCTACCTTTTTCATCTCTTTCGGGTATTTTTCTTTTAGGTTTTGCTTTAGCTTTAGCAAAAGCCGCCATTAACTCATCGTGTCGTCTTTTTTCTTGTTCAAACTTTTCTTGTTCAAAGTTTTTAGCCAATTCAGAATGGAGTTTTTGGTCTTCAAGGTCTTGCTTTATGGTTGCATATATCTTTGAACCAATATTTGTTACAGTATCACCTTTGCGTAATTTTGGTTTACTTGCAGATACTGCATCAGCATAAAATTCCTTATTTACATTACCAATTCTTTTGGCTCTTGTTGCTGGATTTGCAACATCAGAAATAGGTCTTTTACTTGTTTTTTGTTTGGTTAAGCCCTTAATCAAATCTTCTGGACTCATGCCACTTTGTTTTGATATAAGGTCAACAATTTTCTTATCCAATTCGGCACGTTGACTCTCAAGGCCTTTTCTTTTGCCCTGTAGTTCATCAATAACCGATCCTAATTGGGATTTATTGTTCATCTACGTTTTTTTCTTATAAATAATTGTGTATCGCCAGACTCTCACCTCCGCATACACTCTAACACGAAAGAACCGTATCAGCATGACTATTTATCATATAATATATAAAACTATCCACAAAAACGGAAACTACTATTATGGTCGCCATTCCACCGATAACTTAAATGATGGATATTTGGGTTCTGGTAAATGGGTAAAAAGCATAAAAAATAAAAAAGAACTTACCCGAGAAATAGTGGAATATGCGGATTCCATAGAGAAATTAAAACACTTAGAGGAAAAATACCTAGATGAACACTACGGTAAACCAAATTGTATGAATTGGTCTAAAGGATCACACGGTTTCAGAAAAGGTGATCCTGCAACTAAGGAAATACCTAGAAGGGTGCAGTTGAAGTTGGTAGAAGAAGGTAAACACCACCTATTAAGTGGTGACGTACAGAGACAACAGTGGAAAAAATATAAAGAATTGGGAATAAATCCTATAACAAATATTCAAAATGTTACCGAAAGAGCGAATAGACTAATCAAAGAAGGTAAACACAATTTTCAAAACACATCAAGTCGTGAAAAAGTGGTTTTACATCAAAAAACTGAAAAAGTGTGTCCACATTGTGGTAAAAATGGAAAAGGCTCAATCATGTTTAGACACCATTTTGAAAAATGCAAATTCAAATCATCTTGAATTTTGTCGCTCTTTAATCTTGGCATTTTCTTCTTCTATATACTGAGCAAGCATAGTAATGTAAATTTCACGCTCCCAAGGCAACATATCTTCTAATTCTTTCAGACTGTATTTGTGATGCTGCATTAACGCAAAGTTTGTTGTATAGTAATTTCTTAGCGTATCATGCCGCATCATTATCCGAAAAAATTTTCAAGTCCCTCCACATTAATAGAATGATGAAAACCACATTTGCTACAGGTCATTTCAATGTTCTTATTTAATGTTGGTAAGTTACTAAAAAAATCTTCAATCTTTCCAAATTGTTCTTGGTTCAATGACTCAACGAATTCGACAAGTTCTTCTTTAGAAACTTCACTAGCATAATAAAACTGTTCACCATCAAAGATGTGCTGAATGCTATTGATAATCATTTCAAAAGCCAAATCTGTTGCAGTTTCAACATCTTTAGTGATGTTCAACACAGAAAATTTGGGATAACTTAGTTTAATGCTAATCTTATCAGTCAACTGAATTTCATCTTTTAGATTTTCTCCACCATTCAACTGAATCTCCAGCAAGTTGAATTTGACATCCATCAAATTACCACAAGTTTTTTCTTCTACTACGTTTTCACAACGGTATTTGTTCTCAACAATTTCACCAACAGAACGGGCTCTTAGTTGAATGAAATAGTATTCAATGTCAACAATTGGTAATGATTCTATGTCTACATTCTCTGTTAAGGTACAATTATGTAGAACTTGTTTTACGTTTCTCTCGACTGTTTCTTTGTCATCGGATTCCATTGCCATCATAAGATTACGCTGTTCTTTGACCAAGAAAGGTCTAAAACGAATGTTCTTTTTTGATAGTGGTAAAGTCAATTCATAGATTGGTGTGTCAATTTTAGGTAAAGCCATTATATCTCCTCAAATCATTAAAATAATTTTGTTACTGCATTAATTCCTGCATTTGTTAGTCCAGTCAAGCCACCATTGTTATTGAGAACGCTAGATATGCCAGTCTGCAATAAACTGGAACCAAGTGCTTGAATAGAATTGTTTTGCCAGTATCTGTAGGCAAAGACAACAGCAAGTTTGTGATGACCTTCATTAGACCAATCAAGGTCTAACTGATTAACAGAAACGGGAAAAGCATCAATAAGGTTGACTGAGTAAGTCAACTTGTTATCAACACTATATTGATTTACTTGCAAAGTTGAAATGTAATCATTTCTGTAGTTGAAATCAAATGAGATGGTTGGGTTGATATACTCCATCCATGCATCAAAGAAAATCTTTTCAGACATGTTATCTGAAACAATGAAAGTCATTTCAGACTCATTATAGTTTGACTGATATGCATGTTTTTCAATAGGGTTTGCACCAAACTTTTGGTCGGTAGTTGCAAAAGTTCTGCTTGGCAACTGTGCACTCTCACATCTAAAGGTCAAGTTACGACTGGTCGCAATGTATGGAAGTAAAGGAATGGGCGCATTAATGGTAACATCAAACCTGTTTGGTCTTGCAATATCACCCTTAAATGAACTTAAAAACGATGAAATACTTGAATTCATTTTTATTCTTCTTGGTTAAAATGTGCCATGTGGTCTTTCCACTGTTGAAGTGAATCATTCCAGACTTCTTGTGGTTTGGCACCTCTAAATTGTTGTATAGGTAACAATGTTGCAACATCCCATTCATTTGGTTGTATCATCAACATCTTTGAACGAATATGATTATGCAAATATCTTTTCAAACAAGGCTTAAACTCAGCATACTTTTTGGTTGCATTCAGAATGTCATATGAAATTCTCATTCTTTGTATATCATCATTGGGTGTCAACTGTGCAAATCTCATCAACTTACTCATAAAAGCAATACGCCATTTGACTGGAAGGTAATGTATGTTTAGTCCTAAGAAGCCATCATTGTATCTTTCTAGCACCAAAACCATTGGAAATCTATCCCAATATGGCAAATCTGCCTTAGTTTTAGCATCATAGTAGAAGCAATAC